ATCAGAAATCGCCCAATATGAATATTATTCATTTCTTTTCGTATTTTCTGAATAACCTCATATTTTACCCGGAGGAGTATTTTCAGTCGAGATTCGGACCAGGCCACGCGATTCGCACCTGACGCGTTTTCTTGTGTGTTCCTTTCCGCGTCGGGAGGGGTTGCTTGGGTCGCGTGGTCTGACCTGAATCTCGGTCGAACTTCACAACAACATATCGTCGCAGGGGTGAAACTCAATGCCGCGCAAGGCAAAGCCTATCGAAGTACCTAAGAGGCCGCCCCGTTCGCCGGAAGAGGCTGAGGACCGTCTAATCTCTCTGGCGACCACTAGGGCTGAGATGATGCTGGCCGAGGGTACGGCGCCTCCGTCGGTCGTGATTCACTATCTAAAACTCGGTACAAGTCGTGAGAAGCTCGAACAGGAGCGACTCCGCGCCGAGAACGAAATGCTCAAGGCCAAAGCCGAAGCACTCGAGGCTTCCACTAGAGGCGAAGAGGCGTATGCGGAGGTGCTTAGAGCGTTCCGCGCTTATTCCGGCGGTGGTGTGGGTGAGGACGTACTCTGAACTGATCGAGTTTCCCGACTGGGACTCGAGACTGCGCTACTTGCAGACTTTCTCGGACCCATACGCACGCACATTCGGCGAGGGGCGCTACCTCAACCAGAGATTCTATCACTCGCCGGAGTGGAAGCGGTCTCGAGACATCACCATCGCTCGAGACCTGGGTCGAGATCTAGGCATCGAGGGAATGGAGATCCGGGGAAAGCTTCTGGTTCATCATATGAATCCGATGAAGCCCGAGGATCTAATAGATTTCAACCCTGCGGTGCTCGATCCGGAATACCTCATCACTGTATGCCACGATACGCACAATGCTATACACTACGGCTTCGCTCGAGAGAGTGAACTGATCGAACGTCGAGAGGGCGACACCAAGCTATGGTGAACAAGTATCGAGACGAGCTCTTTCACTACGGCGTTCCGGGAATGAAGTGGGGTCAACGCAAGACCTACCAGAAGGTCGGTCAACAGACCATCGGCTCGAAGTCCACGGCGCAGATCATCGCCGACAAGAGGGCCGCGCTTCGCTCGGAAACCCAAGGTCGATTCGCCAAGGCATCCGTCTCGTACTTCGCCAAAATGGCCGGAGTCCAACGAGGCGCCGCCAACGCGAAGAAGCAGCACGACGCCAAGGTCGAGCGAGAGCGGAAGAAGAAAGAACGGGAGCGGATTCGTGCCGAGAAGGCCGCCGCTCGAGCAGCAAGAAAGGAGACACGAGGCAAGTGACCCGTTATAAGGATGAGCTGTTTCACTACGGCACAAAGCCCTCCGCTGCGCAGCTCCTTCGCAAGAAGAAGCGCATTGCGGCGGAAGCGGACACGCAGACCGACGACGCGAAGTCACCCAAGAAGAAACTTTCCCGTCGTCAGATGCTCCTCCAGGCTCTTCAGAAGAACCCGACGAAGATCGGGACCGATGCGGATGAGCCAGAGGAGGACGAAGAAGATGATGCGTCGGAGCAGGACCTCTCGGCCAAGTCCAAGCGCAAGAAGCTCGCTTCCAAGAGCGTAAAGGGCAAGCCCCGATTCCCCCTTAAAGGGGGATCGCGCTGATGGCTGATGGGTCGATTCTCCAGACCGTCAAGAAGATGCTCGGCCTCGAGGCATCGTATACGGCATTCGACGACGAGCTCATCTCGCACATCAACTCGGCGATCTTCGAGTCGGCCCAGCTCGGCCTTCCGCGTTTCCACATCACCGGGCCGACCTCGACGTGGGGCGAATGGCTCGGCGAGGACGAGTTCAAAATCGAGGCGGTCAAGTCTCTGATCTATGCACGCGTTCGACTCGACTTCGATCCGCCTAACAACTCGTTCGTCACCGAGGCGTTTCAGAAGCGTATAACCGAATTGCAGTGGCGTATCAACCAGGAGAAAGAATTCTCATGAGCAGCTCCATCTCTCGCCCCGAGGATGTTCTTGCGCATCACGGCGTCAAGGGCATGAAGTGGGGGATTCGCCGTTCTCGCAAGAGCAGCGGCTCGAGTCAGACGGGCCCGAAGAAGCAAGAGGCCCGCAAGGCGTCATCTCTTTCCGACGCCGAGCTTCAGCGTCTCGTGAACCGTGCTAACCTGGAGCGTCAGTACAACCAGGCGTACGGTCCTAAGCCCTCTCAGCGCAGTCGGCTCAAGAAGCAGCTCGCTTCTCTTCCGGGAGACATCGCGGTTAGCGCCATCCGTAATGTCGGCACGAAGTATGCCACTAATTATCTCGACAGCGCCGTATCCGCAGGAGCCAGGGCATCCAAGAAGCGCAAGAAGCGGAGCTGAGCCCTAGATGCTTAGCAATATCGCAACCCCGCGTTATTATGCTGAGTTCCGTGCGCGAGTCCTGTCGGGGGAGATTCCGGTATGTCACGAAATCGAACTGGAGATGAATCGGATCGATGACCGTGTTCATAATCCTAGTTTCTACTATGACGATCTTGCGGTCGAGGGTTTCATCCGCTTCTGCGAATCGGAGATGACTCTCACTGACGGTCAGGATCTGGTCCTTCTGGATTCGTTCAAGCTATGGGCCGAGGAGATCTTCGGATGGTGGTATTTCATCGAGCGCTCAGTCTTCGTCCAGAACGAAAACGGCCGCGGAGGGCATTTCGAGAAACGCAAAGTCAAGCAGCGCCTTATCAACAAGCAATACATCATCGTTGCTCGAGGCGGAGCCAAGTCTCTGTACGAGACGCTGTTGCAAGCGTATTTTCTCACAATCGATACCACCACGACCACGCAGATCACTACCGCCCCGACCATGAAACAGGCCGAGGAGGTCATGCAGCCTCTTCGAACCGCCATGACTCGGAGCAAGGGTCCGCTGTTCTCATTCCTGACTGACGGCGAGATTCGAAACACCACCGGCTCCAAGGCCGATCGTCAGAAGCTCTGCTCCACCAAGAAGGGAATTCAGAACTTCATGACGAACAGCCTCGTCGAGGTTCGCCCCATGTCCATCGACAAACTTCAGGGGCTCCGACCCAAGCTCTGCACGGTGGATGAGTGGCTCTCCGGTGATATCCGAGAGGATGTCGTCGGCGCTCTTGAGCAGGGAGCATCCAAGGTCAACGACTGGCTTATTGTGGCCGTCTCCTCCGAGGGAACGGTTCGAAACGCCAGCGGTGACGACGTCAAGATGGAGCTTCTCAAAATCCTCAAAGGCGAATACCGAGACGAGCACACGTCCATATTCTACTACCGTCTTGACGACGTCAAAGAGGTTGGGAATCCGGACATGTGGCCGAAGGCTCAGCCGAACCTCGGCATGACCGTTACGTACGACACATATGCTCGAGACGTTGAGCGCGCCGAGAACGTTCCCTCAGTTAGGAACGATATCCTGGCCAAGAGGTTCGGTCTTCCCATGGAGGGATACACGTACTTCTTCACCTATGACGAGACGATTCCGCATAGGAAACAGGATTTCTGGCAGTTGCCTTGCACTATGGGCTGCGACCTATCTCGAGGCGATGATTTCACGGCGTTCACGTTCCTGTTCCCCCTCAGCGGAGATCGTTTCGGCGTGAAAACCCGGTGCTACGTATCCGAGAAATCCGTCCTGATGCTCCCCGCATCACTGCGACGCAAGTATCAGGAATTCCTCGACGAGGGCTCCCTTCAAGTCATGGACGGAACCGTTCTCGACATGATGGAAGTCTACGAGGATCTTGATCGCTATATTCTCGACCAGAATTACGACGTTCGAGCAATGGGGTTCGACCCGTACAACGCTCGAGCGTTCGTGGAGCGCTGGACTCGAGAGAATGGCGAATACGGAGTCGAGAAAGTCGTTCAGGGCGCCAAAACGGAATCCGTGCCTCTCGGAGAGATCAAGAACATGGCGTTCAACCGCCTACTTCTCTTCGATCAGGCGATCATGCAGTTCACCATGGGGAATTGCATCGCCCTGGAGGATACCAACGGCAACCGCAAGCTTTACAAGGATCGCAGAGAGCAGAAGATCGACTCCGTGTCGGCACTACTCGACGCTTGGGTTGCATACAAAGTCCACCGAGAGATATTCGACTGAAAGGAGGCCGGCGGTGTCGTTCGCGTCCAGGCTCAAGCACGCCTACAACGCGTTCACGAATCAGGACAGATCACCGGACTGGAATCTGGGTACTTCCTACGCCAGTCGACCCGATCTCCCTCTCAGCGTGTACAACATGGACTCGTCCATTGTCAACACACTTTACAACATCATCTCGATCGACGTCGCGGCCACTCCGATACGGCATATTCAGCTGGGCGAGAATGGGCGCTTCGAGTTCGAACGGGCGTCGTCTCTCAATGACTGCCTCGAGTTCGCGCCGAACAAGGACCAGAGCGGACGAGCCTTCGTTCAGGACATCGTCCATACGTGTTTCGAGTACGGTGCAGCGGCCGTGGTGCCTGTCGACACTGACCTGAACCCGAGGGAATCGAACACCTTCGAGATCAAGTCCATGCGTGTCGGCTACGTGACGCAGTGGTATCCCGACCACGTCAAGGTACGGCTTTACAACGATCGCAAAGGCGAGCGCGAAGAGCTGATTCTGCCGAAGAGGACTGTGGCTATCATTCAGAACCCGTTTTACGAGGTGATGAACAAGCCGAACTCCACCCTTCAGCGCTTGGCACAGAAGCTCACCCTTCTGGATGTCGCGGACAAGAGGGCGTACTCGGGCAAGCTAGATATTATCATACAGCTGCCCTACACCATCAAGTCCGAGGGCCTGCAGAAGCGAGCCAACGCCAGACTGAATCAGATTTCGGATCAGCTAACCAAGTCGACATATGGAATCGCCTACGCCGATGGTACGGAGAAGATAACGCAGCTCAACCGACCTGCTGAGAGTAATCTTCTGGCCCAGATCCAGTATCTGACCAAGGAGCTTTACGCTCGACTCGGCGTAACTGAGAACGTCTTCAACGGTACGGCCAAAGAAGAGGAACTCGCGCAGTACTGGAACCGAACGGTCGAACCGATGCTCGACGCAATTTCGATCGCGTTCACTCAGACGTTCCTCACCAAGACCGCCAGGACACAGGGACAGCGAGTCAAGTACTTGAAGGATCCGTTCCGCCAGGTACCGCCGTCCAAGATGATCTCGGCGCTCGACACACTCCTTCGAGACGAGGTCATATCGTCCAACGAAGGCCGTTCGTACCTGTCTCTTCCGCCCGCGCCTGACAATGGTGCGGACGCCCTGCAGAATGCGAACATCAACCCGTCCGCCAGCACGGCGCTGGACGCATTGCCGTCTCAGGCCACGCCGGCCCAGGACGAGTACGACACTGAACCTACGGACGGAGGTCAAAATGGCGTATGACTTCAGCGGGTACGCCACAAAGAACGACCTGACCTGCTCAGACGGTCGGATCATTCGCCGCGACGCCTTCCGTGACAACGACGGAGCCACCGTCCCGCTTGTGTGGCAGCACGGTCATAACGACCCCGCGAACGTCATTGGTCACGCGAAGCTCGAGAATCGCAAGGACGGCGTGTACGCCTACTGCTCCTTCAACAAGACCGACGCGGCTGAGACTAGTCGCGAGCTGGTCGAGAACGGAGACGTGGACTCGCTGTCGATCTATGCCAACCGCCTGTCCCACTCCGGACCCAGCGTGACGCATGGAAACATCGTTGAGGTCTCGCTCGTGCTTTCGGGTGCGAACCCAGGGGCGCTCATCGACAACGTGGCCATTCAGCACTCCGACGGATCCTACGAGGACGCCGAGGATGAGGCCATCATCTATACCGGCACTACCCTCTCGCATTCGGATGAAGAGCCCGAGGACGAAGAGGACACCGAAGAGGAAGAGGAGGACGACGTGGCCGACGAGGAGTTCGACGTCAACGAGTTCGTTGACTCCCTCACCGACGAGCAGGTTGACACTCTGTACGATTTCATCCAGTCCCTCCAGGGCGAGGATGATGACAATGACAACGACGAGGCCGAGCACGGTTTCGGCAAGGAGGATGTTCTGGTGCACTCCAACATCTTTGAGGGTTCGGACGAGCCGGTCTACGGTGAGGTTCTGTCCCACTCCCAGATTCAGGAGATCTTCGAGGACGCTGCCCGCCCGGGCATGACTCTCAAGACTTCGTTCCTGGCCCACGCTCAGGACTACGGCATCAAGGAGCCGGAGAAGCTGTTCCCCGACGCCACGCTGGTGGACAAGGAGCCACAGCGTGTCATGCGCGAGAACAGTTGGGTTTCTAAGGTTCTCAACAGCTGCAAGCACACGCCGTTCTCCAGGGTTAAGACCCAGTGGTCCGACCTGACCCCCGACGCTCTTCGCGCCAAGGGCTACGTTAAGGCCAGCCGCAAGAAGGACGTCGTCTACGAGGTGGCCAACCGTACCACCACCCCGACCACGATCTACAACAAGACTCGTATGGACCGCGACGACATCCTGGACATCACGTCCTTCGACGTTGTCGCCTGGATGAAGCAGAACCTGCGTCTCGCTCTTGACGAGGAGCTGGCTCGCGCTATCCTGATCGGTGACGGCCGCGACGTGTCTTCCCCGGACAAGGTCAAAGAGGCCAACATCCGTCCGATCTGGAAGGATGACGAGCTCTTCGCTCACAAGGTCACCCTCGAGGCCGCTGCGGACCAGTACGCCGTCATCGACGCCGTTCGCCGTGCCAGGAAGAACTACAAGGGGTCCGGATCCCCGGTTCTCTACACCACCAACGAGTTCGTCTGCAACCTGCTCGAGCTCCGCGACAAGAACAACCGGTACGTCTTCCAGACCCCGCAGAACATCGCCACCAGCCTGAACGTCTCCGACCTGGTTGAGGTTGAGGTCATGGAGGGCGCCGAGCGTGACGAGGGCGGCAAGCGCAAGCTGCTCGGCATCATCGTCAACCTGGCCGACTACACGCTGGGTGCCGACAAGGGTGGTGAGGTCAACTTCTTCGACGACTTCGACCTGGACCTGAACCAGCAGAAGTACCTGCTGGAGACTCGCTGCTCCGGCGCGCTGACCAAGTACAAGAGCGCTCTGGTCATCGAGCAGAAGACGGCCTGATTCGTCAAAATGGCTAAGTTCTTCGGAAAGATCGGTTACGGCGAGTCCGTACAGGTCAAGCCCGGGGTTTGGCAGGACAAGATCACCGAGAGATCGTACTACGGCGACGTTACGCGAATGATGAAGCAGTATGTCTCGACCGACAAGGTGATTCCGGATCTACGCACGAACAATCAGATTCGCATTCTCGCGGACGCGTTCGCTCTGGAGAACTTCTCGGCCATCAAGTACGTGGAATGGATGGGGGCGCGCTGGTCCGTCAGCAATGTCGAGGTCGCACGCCCCCGTCTAGTCCTCGACCTAGGAGGGGTGTACAATGGGCCGACTGCAACTCCATGAGTCTTTGGTTGGGGCCCTTGGCTCGGACCATGTGTACTACCAGCCACCGGAATCGGTTAAGCTCGTCTACCCGTGCATCGTCTATCAGCGCAACAACGCTTCCCCGTATTACGCCGATAACGTGCTGTGGTGGAACTTGATCGGATATCAGGTCACGGTCATCGATCGTGATCCGGATAGTCCAGTAAACGACAAGGTGGCCGCAATACCGACTGCTCGATTCAGCCGCTTCTTCGCGACTGAGGGCCTCAACCACAATGTGTTCATCATCTACGCTTAGGAGGATGCAGCATGGCTGCTCTCACCTGGGACCAGGATGGCGCTCGTGTCTACGAGACCGGTGTTGACCACGGCGCTCTGTACGTCGTGGACGCTAGCACCGGCAAGTACGGCAAGGGCGTGGCCTGGAACGGTCTCACCAAAGTCACTGAGACCCCGTCAGGCGCCGACATCTCCGATGTCTACGCGGACAACATCAAGTACCTCTCCCTCCAGGCCGCTGAGACCTTCGAGGGCACCATCGAGGCCTACACGTTCCCCGACGAGTTCATGGCCTGTGATGGCACCGAGGCTGCCGAGGCCGGAGTTTACCTCGGGCAGCAGGCTCGTGCGAAGTTCGGTATCGCTTACCGGACTGTCAAAGGCAACGACACCAAGGGCAACGCGTTCGGCGAGAAGATCCACGTTCTCTACGGTCTGACCGCTCAGCCTTCGGAGCGCGCTTACAGCACGATTAACGACTCTCCCGAGGCCATCAGCTTCTCCTGGAGCGTCAAGTCGACCCCTGCCTCGGTCACTGGCCACAAGCCGGTTTCCGTCATCACGCTCGACAGCACCGTGCTCACCGGCGCGAAGTACAAGGCCGCCACGGAGACGCTGTTCGGCAAGTCCGACGCCGACCCGAAGCTCCCCACACCGGACGAGCTCATCGCCGTCATCAAGACTGCGGCCTGACATACGCCTGCGCCCTCGGTCGATCGCAGAATCCCGAGGGCGCAGAGCCTCGATAGGAACACGCATGCTTACGCTTCATATCCACGGTGAGGAGAAGTACGACGACGTACGCAATCTCTTCATTCCGGGAATCGTCACCGAGCTTAAGCTCGAGCATAGCCTTCTGTCCCTGTCAAAATGGGAATCGATATGGAAAGTGCCGTTCCTCGGCAATCGGGAGCGCACCGCCGAGCAGTCACTCAGTTATATCGAGTGTATGACAATCGGAAGGGTCAACCCTCTGGCGTACTCCCATCTCACACCAGAACACGCCCAGAAGGTTGCCGACTACATCAATGACCCGATGACAGCGACGACGTTTCGAGATCACGGTCCGGGATCACGAGAGATCATCACTTCGGAACTGATCTACTACTGGATGGCCACTTTCTCCATTCCGTTCGAGTGCGAGAAGTGGCATCTGAACCGCCTCATGACTCTGATCCGTGTCTGCGGCGAGAAGAACAAGGATCCCAAGAAGATGAGCCGGGCCGAGATAGCTCGTCAGAACCGTTCGCTTAATGCGGCCCGTAGAGCGAAGATGGGAAGCAAGGGATGATCACAGGAACCATCTCCGGGAAGTCCAACCCGGGTTCCACTGTCGTTGTGGATGTGGTTAACGGGTCCTCTACCTCTCTCACCACGATCGATGGAAACATCAATATCAAGGCCGTGGGATCTGAGGGCGCTTACACCCGAATCTACGTCTACTACACGGATAATACGAGCGCGAAGTACAACGGAACCCTCAGCGAGAAGCGACCGATCTCGTTCAACGCGACCAAGAACACTGGAGGCGGCGGCAACGGTAATGTCCTCATCCTGCCGGTCGGCGGCGAGGTTCCGTCGGGGACGCCGTCGAACACTGTGGTCGTGCGTAGGACCGTCTGATGGCCATGCGAATCCGCGGATCCGTCAAAAGTTCGGATCCGACGAAGCCGCTCAGTTACATGGGGGCGTTCAAATCCGGAGACTGGGGACTCCTCGTCGTGGCCGGTCAGTTCGGAACGCAGGGGGATGCTACGCCTGCGGGCTGGACCGGCATTTACGACTCGGACAAGAAGGGCGAGAACTGGATTCGCTCAACCACGGTAGCCGTGCACAAGGCCCAGTTGGGTACCGAATTCCGGAACATCAACTGGGGGTCCAAGAACGCCGAGTACACAGGGCGCCAGTGCGCGTATCTTGTCGTGATCGACGGGTCCACCATCGATGACATGAAGCTCGAGGCGATTCACAGCACTGAGAAACCGCAGCTCATAAGCGACGTTCCCTGCTTCGGCATCATGACGATGCACGCCACGGCCGCCGAGGACGTCGTCGCCTTTCCCAGCACTACGACCAGCGTCACGGATGGCTCTTGGGGAAAGAAGACCGACGCGAGTTGGAGCTCGATCGCTGTTAACTACGCCACTGCGCCTTTCACTGCGCCGGCTGGCGGAACCGTCGCCAAGAGTCGCACATTCGTCAAGGTCACAGAGCATGCCGAGCAGGCGAGCGAAGACCCGACGATGGCCAACGGTACGCGAGTGGAGTACTTCGTCTGGTCCGGCACCGAGGCGATCTCTTGCGTCAGCATGAAGGCGATCCCTTACGGATCTCGCTCTGTTGAGGAGATGCTCAGGACCCCGAAGTTCTTCGTAGCCCATCGCGGCGGATCCGCATCATGGCCGGAGCACACCGAACGCGCATACTCGCAGTGCCCGATCTTCAAGTCCCATGGTCTCGAGATGAGTTGCGGACAGTCGAGCGACGGCGTGTGGTTCGGGTGCCACGACCAGTCGCTTTCGCGTCTTGTTCCGGCGCTCGTTAAGCCTGTAGACCAGTACACGTGGGACGAGATCAAGGCCGCTGCTTCTCAGACCGAGTACATGCCCGCCAGACTCGACTGGCTTATCGAGCACTACATCGACAGCCACGTTCTCGTGGTCGACCCGAAATACAAGACCGGAAAGTGGGAAGAATTCCTGGCGGTATTCAAGGGGCTGGAGAACAAGATCATTTTCAAGGCGTACGGAGATACGCAGTGGGCGTTCGACCCGATCCGCGCCAAAGGTGTGAAAACGTGGGGGTACGCTTACGCCGGAGACAAGGACAAATCCTGGTATGCGAACTGGGCCGCCGGAAAGACCTGCGATGTTCTCAGTATGGAGTACACCGCGCCGCAGGACATCTGGACAGCACTCAAAGCCTCGGGCAAACCCCTGGTCTCCCACATTCCTTCTGTTCCCGAATCCGTCAAAATGGGTTGGGACAAGGGGGCAGACGGTACGATCTGCTCGAACCCAAAGGCATGCATGCCTACGTGTGCGTGAGAGGAGGATGGATTGACTGTAGCTTCGTACGCTGCTAGCTGCGCTAGATACTATGCTGATGACGCGAACATCGGATACAGTCAGCCCGAACGATGGACCTTCTACGACCAGTCTGACTGGGACGGTTGGTTCCACGGAATCGCGGCCAATGCGGATTGCTCGGCGCTTGTCGCGGGATGCTACAACCTGGCTGCCCACCACGAGTGGGGCGAGCCTTTCACCGCGGGATACTTTCCGAAGTCAACCTGGACCGGATCCATTCGTGAGGAGTGCGCTAAGCGCAACTTCGCGGATATTTCAGACTCATGGAACGGTAACGAGCCTGACGGCGGCTTCGAGGTTGGCGACATCGTCCTGAGTGAGGCTGCTTCCGGAGGCCGTGGGCACGTGGCTATCGTGACTCAGACCGGGCCGACGGTCCTCGCCGAGGCCTGGATCGCGGAAGATGGTTCCATCGACGGTTACGCCGGCGACCAGACGGGTGGCGAGGTTCGCACGATCCTCTACAACGATCACCCGTATACCAACGGAGACGCATGGACCCATTGCCTTCGCCGAAGGGACAACCACGTCTCCGTGGACGACGGCACGCGTTCTGCGAGTTCCAGCTCTTCGTCCTCGAACGATTCCAGTTCTTCAACCACAAGCATCCAGGATGCGGTACTGAAGGCCGCCGACAATGTCGGTTGCCCGTGGTGGGCCGCCCTCGCCTGCTTGTGGATGGAAACCGGTTTCGAAGGGGCGAACATCTACGGAAACGACGCCGGCGGCGCCTGTTCCGGATGGGGCGAGGTCACGAAGGAGAACTTCGAGAACGACTTCTGGCCCGTGGTTTCGAACTGGGGCACCTCCAACGGAGTCGGCCCGCTGCAGGTGACTTACAACGGCTACTTCATTCAGGATCCGAACCGTGCTTGGTGGGATCCTGAGAAGAGCGCGGAAGTCGGTTGCACAATTCTGCGCGATCTGATCGCTTACGAGGGTGATTCGTATGAGGACCTTCGCCGAGTCGGATCTCGCTACAACAGCGGAAATGCTTCGGGTGCTTACGACTCCTACGGCGTTCCGTTCTCGCAGCACTGTGAATGGTGGTACAACCACGGCCGTCCTTCAGGCGGCGGAGAGGAGTCATGGATGAGTGAGGGTGTCGACATTCTCAAGGAGATGAACGCTCGCCTGATCGAGATCTCGGACCAGACAGGTTCCGGAATCGCGGGTCGTCGTTTCGATGGTCCCCTGGTCGGGTGGTTCAAGACCGTGAGCGGCCAGCTCTCCACCCTGAACGACAAGGTCGACGCGCTGTCGGCCAAGCTCGACCAGAAGTGATCTGAGGAGGTCCAGCCATGCCTACGGGCAAGTTCAGCGGGCGTTTCCCCGCATGGTCCGTCGTTCAGGTGGACTGCCTCGACGGCGACACCTTCGTCAAGTTCGTGGACGGCACCGGGCGTCTGACCGGTCAGGTCGATTACCGCGAGAAGCTCGACGCTCGCGTTTGGTGTCACGTCGGCATGGCTGAGGCCTATCGTCTCGTTGCGCTCGACGCGTCCCGGGTCACAGACGTGTCTCTGGATGTGCCGGGCGCCAACGGCGGCGACACGAAAGAGCTCGAGCGACAGATAGACTTACTGGCCCAGGACGTTTCGCCGTTCGTCAAGGGGCACAGGTACTACAGCCCGGTAACCTACTTCTGGCCGGACTACTACAACGGCGCGACGTCAAAATGGAATAGAACTCTCGGATACGGCTCGTCCCTCGGCGTTGTTATCATGAACCGGAACAGCGGAGATTGGGAAACGTTTGACGCCGACTTTCAGAAACAGGCGGCCAGAGCGCTTTCCGCCGGAGCCAAGCGCTGCGTCTTCTACGTCAAGACCCAATACGGCGTTGCCGAGCTCCCTGAGGGCGACCCTGCTCGCGCAGGAGTACCCGACGTCGACAAGTACACTCAGGACTACATCCTTCAGCAGATCGCCTGGGCGAAGAAGAACTACCCGAACGAATGCCAGGGGGTCTTCCTCGACGAGGTGGTCAACGGCTGGGGTGCACAGGCGCCCAGACTCGACTGGTACAAGCGGCTGTTCAGGAAAATTCGCGATCTTTACGGCAAGCAGTTCCTCATCGTCATCAATACCGGGTCGAACATCGCTGATGACTTCGTCAATGCGGATTTCGACATCTGCATGTGCTTCGAGGAGAAGGCCGAGACCTACCTCAAGAACGATGCGGCGAAGCCGGTCATGACCGACCGTATGATGCAGGAGCCGGCCACTCGCTGGTGGCACGTTATCCACGACGTCGCCAAGGACAACTACCAGAAGGTCGTTAACCAGGCGGCGTCTCTCGACGTGGCGCACCTCTACATCACCGACGGCCAGCTCGTCAAGGGCGAAGGCGGTCAGTGGAAGCCTGAGGTGAATCCGTATCAGAACCCTCCGAGTGAATGGCTCATGCCTCTCACTATCGCATGGGTCAACGGCTACCTCGACATCCTTAATCGGGTCATAGCTCTGGAGGCCAAGCAGAAGTGAGCGTCTCGCTCTCGCTCGACGGCAAGTTCGTCAAGACCGAGGCGTGGCTCACCAAGCTTAAAGAGCAGGAGTACCTCGACGTACTCAAGGACTGCGGTCAGCGGGGTGTGGACGCGTTGAGCGATGCCACCCCCGTTGACACGGGCCTCACCTCGCAATCCTGGACCTACAACATTGAAAAAGGATCCGGTGTCGGCCGTATCGTGTGGTCGAACACTCACGTTGTAAACGGCGTCAACATCGCCGTGATTCTCCAGTACGGACATGGCACCGGAACGGGCGGCTATGTCCAGGGCAGGGATTATATTAATCCGGCCATGAAACCCATATTCGACGAGATCGAGCAGAGAGTGCTCAAGGTGGTGAATTCCGTATGAGTACCATCGAAGATAAAGTCGTATCCCTGAAGTTCGACAACAAGCAGTTCCAGTCAGGAGTTGCAGAGTCTCTTCAGTCCGTCGAGAAACTCAACACGGGTTTGAAGATGGAGGGCGCTACCCAGGGGCTCGACAACGTCGCGAATTCTGCAAGGCGTCTGACATTCGGCGAGGCCATCAGCGGCGCCGGGAACCTGATCTCGAACATGAGCGTTCTCGGAGTATCCGGCATCGCAGCACTCGGGGGCATTGCGTCGAAAGCAGTCTCCGTCGGAACGGACTTGATCAAGTCCCTCTCGATTGAACCGGCGCTCGACGGTTTTCAAGAGTATGAGATGCAGCTCAACTCGGTTCAGACGATTCTCGCCAACACGGCGAGCAAGGGCGAGGACATCAACAGCGTCAACGCCGCCCTGGACGAGTTGAACACATACGCGGACCAGACCATCTACAACTTCTCCGAGATGACTCGGAACATCGGCACCTTCACGGCAGCCGGTGTGGGTTTGAAGGACTCTGTTTCCGCCATTAAGGGTCTGAGCAACCTTGCGGCCGCCTCCGGCTCAACCAGCGCCCAGGCGTCAACGGCCATGTATCAGCTCTCACAGGCTATCGCTACCGGCACGGTTCGACTCATGGACTGGAACTCGGTGGTCAACGCCGGAATGGGCGGTGAGCAGTTCCAAGAGGCCTTGAAGCGCACTGCTCGCATCCACGGCGAGGCGGTGGACGAAGCCATTGCGAAAGAGGGGTCATTCCGTGACTCCTTGCAGGACGGATGGCTCACCTCCGAGGTCATGCTCGAGACATTGAGCCTTATGACTGGCGACTACTCCGAGGAAGCCATCCGCGCGATGGGCTACACCGAGGAGGAGACACAGGCGATCATGGAGTTCGCGGAGACCGCCAAGGGTGCCGCGACTCACATCAAGACCTTCTCGCAGCTTGTCGGAACAGTCAAAGAGGAACTGGGCTCCGGATGGGCCACCACTTGGCGAATTGTCCTCGGTGACTTCGAGGAAGCCGAGCAGCTTTGGACCAGCATCGGAAACGTCATCACGTCCAAGATCTCCGATATTTCCAGCGCCAGAAACAAGATGCTTCTGGAATGGAAGGAGCTGGGCGGTCGAGACGAGCTCCTTCGAGGCCTGAAGAACTCCTTCGAGGCACTGATCAAACCCATTCAGGCTATCGGTAACGCCTTCGGGAGAGTGTTCTCCGGACCGTCGGCCCAGGGACTTTACAACGTCACGAAAGCCTTTGCGGACTTCACGGCCACGCTGGTCATGAATGATCGGACGATGGAGGTCATCACCTCCGCGTTCGAGGCTCTGTTCAGCGCCGCCAAGCTGGGTCTTGATATATTCGTCGACCTGGCGAAGATCGTCGGCTCGGTCCTCTTCGGGGCGTTCCACATCCTCACGACCGTTCTCGGTATCGCGATCAGGTCTACCGGAGGTCTTGTCGGGGTCATCCGTGACGCTGTGAACTGGGTGCGAAACTGGTACGAGTCTCTTAATCTGTCAGAGCGCGTGATCACTGCGATCACCAATGCCTCGAACAAGATGGCGGACGCCATGGCTCGCACGGTCACCTGGACTAGGCAGCTCGTCGCCGGGTTCAAGCAGGGGTTCACTTCGGAGTACGCCTCTACATGGGATCGTCTCACGGATGCCGTAGAGCGTCTGTGGAAGGCGATGAAGATCGCTGGCACCGTCATCAAAGACGTGATCCTGGAGCCTTTCAGGCAGCTTAAGAACGACAGCGGCCCTGTTGGCGATGCGGTGAATGCCGTTGGAACAGCTGTTGGCGCCGCCGGAACCGCTGCAGAGAAAGCGGGCGGATGGTTCGTACAGCTCAAGGATAAGATCGTCGCGTTCTTCCGTGGAGCGGACGAGAATTCCGAGGGATGGGGCAAGTCGTTCGCTGACAAGCTCATTCCTTTGACGGACCAGCTCATCGACAAGATAGATCGTCTCTCCGATCGCACCATGGTATGGGGCAACACGATCGCGAACTGGGTCTCGCCGCGCGCTCAGGCATTGGCCAAGCACGTCGACGAGCTCAGGTCAAAATGGAGTGATTTCAAAGAAAGTCTTGGAGACGTCGACTTCTCGTGGACCGATAAACTGAAGTCTGCAGTCGCCGCAGTCGGCTCTGGAATCGGTAACGTGTTCTCCGGCATGAAGTCCGGGAACATCGACTGGTCTCCGTTCACCAAAGCGTGGAATGATCTTAAAGAGATCGTCTCTCATTACACTGAGAGGGTGAGAGGCGCCATTTCGGTGACGTCTCAGTTCGTCAAGAATCTGGATCTGGGAAGCAAAGTCTCATCCGGATGGTCCAACTTCCTCGGCCTGCTGAAGAATATCATCGGTTTCCTCTCCAAGCTCGGGGAGTTCGCGGTATTCGTCGGCGGTAAGATCAAGAACGCACTCGAACCGATATTCGGCGGTATTCTCAACCAGTTCAAGAACGGTGATTGGCAGGGACTCTTCGATAACCTTGTGAAGGGCGGTGCTCTGGCCACGTTCGTCGTTCTGGCCAAGAAGGTGACGGACACCCTCAAGGCCATGAAGGAGACGTTCGAGGGCTGGGCCGGAATCGGTGACAGCGTTAAGGGCGTCATCGACGGATACGCCGAAAGCATGGAAGCGGCCACCGGTAAGGTGAAGGCTGAAACACTCCTCATCTACGCGGCGGCTATCGGGGTCCTGGCAGCATCCTTGTGGATCCTGGCTCAGGTTCCCGCGGAAAGCGTCATGGCCTCCGGAATCGCTATCGGCGTGGCGTTCACGGCCATTACCAAGGCCATGGAGAAGATGAACGACTCCATGAGCGCCGTCTCATCCGGCAAGATGATCATTCAGGCAGCAGGCTTGATCCTGGTCTGCACGAGTATCATCATACTCGGACACGCCATGCAGAACGTTGCTTCTCTCGGCTGGGGCGGAATCATGAAGGGCCTAGTCGGGGTCGGAGCGGCTATCGGAATGTTGGTGGTCCTGGCGAACACTATGGGGTCTCCGCGTCAGCAGACGAAGTTCATCTCGTTCGGGCTGGCGATGAACCTCATGGCCGCGGCAACGCTCGTCATGACCAAGGTCGTCAAGAATCTCGGGGAGATGGACACCGGGAGCCTCATTCAGGGTGAACTGGCTCTGGCGGCGCTGCTCGTCATCGTCGGAATCTACGCCGAGATCTCGAACAAGAAGGTCAGCATCGGTTCAGCTTTGGCGTTCCTGGCTATCGCCTACGTCTTGAAGCAACTGAGCGGTATTATTTCAGAGTTCGCGTCAATGCCGTGGTCTGATTACCTCAAGGGCGTTGTCATGATGGGGCTGGTGCTAGCTGGACTCATCGTAGCAATGAACTTCAGCGACTCCAACATCACGGGTGCGGCCACGTTGATGATTGCGGTACTCGCCGTCAAAATGGCAGCTTCCGAGATAGCCAACATCGCCTCCATGGACTGGGGGACCTATCTCAAGGGCGTCACCATGATGGGGCTGGTACTCGCGGCTCTGGTTATCGCCACCACTCTTGCAGACGGCGGGGTCCTCGGGGCTGCTGGAATTATCCTGACGGCCCTGGCCATCCAAATCCTGGTACCAGCACTCCAAGCACTGGCTGACATGTCGTGGGGCGAGTTGCTGGAGGGGCTTACGGGTCTCGGTCTGGCTTTGGCCGTTGTGGTCGTCGCGGGGTACGCAGCTACCGGTGCGGCTATCGGACTCCTGGCTCTAGGCGTGGCTATCGGACTTATAGGCGCAGGCGTCGGTCTAGCGGCCATCGGTCTAGCGGCGTTCATCGAGGCGCTCACGGGACTCTTGTCTCTCGGCGGTCAGAGTGTCGAACTCTTCCTGCAACTGTGTCAGGGCCTGATCGACATGCTGCCATCGCTCGGTACAAACGCTGCGCAGGCGCTGATCAACTTCTGCCAGGTCCTGGTCGACAATCAGCAGACGGTCGTCGATACGATCACGTTGCTGATGACAGCGATCGCACAGGCGGCTATCAACTCGGCCCCGACCATCGTTGAGGCGTTCGGCGTCATCACCATGGCCATCCTAGACAAGTTCGTTGAGCTAACGCCTCAGGTGACGCAGGCCGCATTCGACATGATCATCGGATTCATCGATACCTGTACGGCGAACATGCCGACATTGGTTTCCTCGGGAGCCAACCTGATTCTGTCCTTCTTGCAAGGGCTGAACGACTGGATTCCGACGATCGCTGATGCCGCCACGACCGCCATCGTGACCTTCATAACGGCCATCGGCGACAACTCGCCCAGGGTGGTTAATGCTGCGTTCGACACCGCCATCAAGTTCATCAACGGTCTTGCGGACTCCATTCGCAACAACAAAGATCGTTTGTATGACGCGTGCGGGAACCTGGTGGATGCCATTAAAGGCTTCATCATGGAGGGCATCGAGCGAATCAAGAGTCGCATCAAGTCGAAGGCCGGAGAACTGGGCAGTCACCTGGTTGATGGCATCAAGAATGCCATTCGAAACGGAGTTTCGGGAGTCGTCAACCAGATCCGGGACTTGGCCAACCGGGCCATCGCCAAGGCGAAGGATTTCTTCGGAATTCACTCGCCCTCCAGGGTCTTCTACGAGATCGGCCAGTACAATATTCAGGGTCTGGCCAACGGTCTCAGGGACTCCGGTGAGGCGATCGGCGCCATTTCCGACCTGAGCGACACCTTGACCGGGTCGATGAAAGCCGCTATGGACAGTCTCGACTACTCGAGTTACCTCGACGAGTCGACCCTGAGTCCCGAGATCAAACCGGTGATGAACCTGGATAACATCACTGAGGGCGTCGACCAGATGCAGAAGCTCCTGAATCAGGACAGTCTCGTGGCGCCTGTAACGGCGCAAATGGCCTCGCAGGCGGCCGCACAGCCTGCTGTCACGGCCCAGCCGCAGCCTCAGGCTACAGGCGATAGGCCGTTCGGAGACGCGCAGTCGGTTGTATTCAACCAGTACAACACGTCTCCTCGAGAGCTGTCGACAGCGGAGATCTATCGACAGACGCACAACCAGCTGAGTCAGGTAAGGGAGGCTATGTATCAGCTATGATCCGCACCATCGTTCTCACCAATCCCGGTGGCGAGACGTTGGCGCTTGATCTCTTCGAGCCGTGGAATACCGGGATCGCCGTCAAGAACGTCGACGGTCTCGGTCCCGGCAAGGCCGATATTAACACCACCGACCTTGCCCTCACCGACTCAGCTCTCTTCAACGGTTCCAGGGTGCAGAAGCGCACCATCTCTCTCACCCTGGTTCCGATGGAGACCACTACGCAGGACGTGGAGCAGTCCAGGCAGAAGATCTATCGTTTCTGCCAGATCAAGCAGCCAGTACGAATCACCGTGTATGCCGACCATCGTCAGGTGTATACCGACGGATATGTCGAGTCCTCAGAGCCCGACATCTGGTCCAACCTAGAATCTCACAAAATCTCAATTCTCTGTCCTTACGGATACTGGTATGACAACCGCGAGGATGCTTCGGACCTTATCAACTTCGACGTCGAGGAACCAGCGTTCGAGTTCTCATGGGAGGACCCTCTCCCCGATTCCCCTACGCTGGAGTTCTCGCGCACCCTGTCCGACAAGACGGCTGTGGTGAACTATGAGGGTGACGTTGAGGCCGGTTTCCTTCTGCGTATCAAGATACTAAAGACTAATCCGCTTCCGATCACCTTGACCGAGACGGTCTGGCAGCAGACGATGAAGCTCACAGGCAAATGGACCCCATCTGCCACGGCGTATCAGCCGTCTGTCGGAGACACCATCGAAGTGGACACTCGTGTCGGTCGAAAAGGAATCTATCTGGAGAAACCGAACGGAACTCGCTACAAGGGAATGTACTTCCTGGACTTCAACTCTGACTGGCTGACCATGCATCCGGGACGGAACGAATTCCACTACGCCATGTCGGACAAGACGGCTGTGGATATTCGATTCACCACAGACATCACGTATCAGGGGGTGTGAATGTACCTGGCCGTACTCGACGAGTCCTGCAATCTCACGCATCTCGTTGACGACTATATTTCGGTTGTGTGGACGGAACGCTTCCACGGCTACGGTGATTTCAAGCTGGTCGTGCCAGGAACGTACGAAAACCTACAGGAGTACCAGCTGGATTATTACTTGTTCACCAAGGATACGAACAAGCTGATGATCATTGAGCAGGTCGAGATGGAGACGCACTACGGCGAGTCCAGCACACTCACGATCACCGGCCGCTCGATCGAGTCCGTCCTTGACAGGCGAGTACTTCACCCATATCCGGTGAATGACTACACCATCTGCGCCAAGCACGAGTCCACTAACGGCATCATCCGAGACGTCGTCAAGGACATGACGAACCTTCTGTTCAAGGTCGACGATCCAAGCCACCCGAGGCACGTGCAGGGCTTCCGCTGGTACCACCCCTGGGATCTACCCGCCGATATTCTGCATGGACGCGATGGAAACGCCATGGACATAGGGTCAATGCGGCTCGGGTCCAACGAAGCCATCAGAACGTCCTCCGGCTCTCACGTCGAGAACGCGGGGGTTTACGGGGAGGCTACTTGGGACCAGTACATCATGCAGGGATCGTGGTACACCTTGATGCAGGATATCACGGACCTCAACATGAGCGGGTGGGCGATCGAGTTCGCCGACAACAATCCGTGGTATTGGTACGGATATGCATATCTCGGAATCAACCGAACGGATTCGCAGAGCACGAACCCTCCAGTGACATTCTCGCCATCGTTCGAGAACCTGTCCAAAGGCACATATCTCAAGTCCAAGGTCGGAACTCGAACAAAGATCTTCTCCGGACTCCAGCAGGTGCACGTCACCTCTGGTATGGAGCAGGAATACATGTGGCAGACAGACGTCAACATCCAGAACGAGTCCGTGGTCGTCGGCACCAACGGTCTCGGTCTACGAGAGGGATATCTTGAGAATCCCGGGGTTATGACGCATAACGGCTACCTGGCCACGAGTGCGAATTCCGCGAGAACCGGGAACACGGGCGTGGACCCCGAGGCCGCCAGAAGGCAGCTGAAGGACAAGTGCGACACGGAACTGTGGAAGCACATGCCCATTCAGATGTACGAAGGGGTTGCCGCAGTCAACTCGATCTACAAGTATCGCGAGGACTTCTTCCTGGGTGACTTCGTGCAGATCGAGAACGAGTACGGCCAGAAGGACGTCGCCAGGGTTACGGAGTACGTTCGCTCATCAGACGTCAACGGGGATACCTTCTACCCCACGTTCTCGTCTTTGTCAGATCTACAGAAGAGTAAGCCGGGGTTGAACATCAAATGACGCTTACCAGTGGTTTCTATTCCTCGAAGGACGGAGACCGCAAGTATTCAGCAGAACAGATGGGTGAGCTCTTCGACGGCCTCATCCATTATGGCATCTACCAATCATACGGCCAGGCCCTGGGAGTCACGGCGATCAGTGGAAAGTGGGCCGTTCGCATAGGCACAGGTCGCGCATTCCTCAACAAGACTTGGGTGAATAATGACGCGCCGTACGACCTTCCGCTCGAACAGCCGGATGTTACCCATCCTCGCTGGGACTTGGTCTGCTTGCGTATCAACAGGGACCCGTCGGTCAGGGCCGCTTCGTTCGCCGTCTACAAAGGCGTCTCCAGCAGCAATCCGCAAGTCCCGAACGTGCGAAACACGGACCTTGACAAGTGGTATCCCTTGGCCAGGATTCGCACGAGTCCCGGTATGCAACAGGTCACACACAACCAGATCTGGAATGCTCGAGGTTCGTCCGCTACACCTTGGGTGACCGGCGTCGTCGAGAGTCTTGACGCCTCGACCCTCTATGCTAAGTGGGACGCCCAGTACGAACAGTGGTCCTCCGAGCAGCAGAAGGCGCAATCTCTGAACTTTCAGAACTGGATGTCCGAGCAGAAGTCGGATTACGAGTCCTGGCGCAACACTTTGAAGACCACCCTAGACGGGAACGCCGCGACGAAACTCGCTCAGCGCCTCGACGCTGTCGAGAAGCAGATCTCGTCGTTCACACAGGGCGTGGCGATCAAGGACGTCCTTCTGGACGCTCAAAATGGCGCAGAGATACAGGACCATGCGGGCAACCCCATCAACGCCCAGCGCCTCTACATGATGGTTTGAGAAGGGAAGAGTATATCTATGAAGATCTCGGACTATCCCGAGGCCACATACATCGGTCCGAACACCGATTACTTCGTCGTTCAGAACGGTGCCACCAGCACGAAGAAGATCAACGCGGACTCATTTCGGTTCGCGATGTTCGACAACGTGCCGATGATGCACCGCGTCCTCGCCAGAGGTTACAACCTCGGTTCGTCGTTCACGAGTCAGCAGCAAGTCGCTATTTCCTCAGGTCAGTTCACGAACTTGTGGATCGGCGACTACTGGACTACGGGCGACACGAAGTGGTACATCGTCGATTTCGACTATTGGGGCGCGTGCGACCCGTCGATCGGTCGTCACATCGCAGTTATGCCCGACCGCAACACATCTTCAGCGGTGATGCACCGAGGCGAGTACTGCGGCGGATTCCGCAACAGCGAGCTCTTCGCGGCTCTCAATGATAACCCGAAGACGAATGCCACGAAGGCCTATGGTCTCTTCGGGGAGTCGCATATTCTCGCGCACAACTCATGGTTCGAGAACCGTTGGGACACGGACACCAAGTACGGCGGCACGGTTCGCGAGGAAGGATACCGCCTCTACGCCCAGAACGGAGAGGTGTTCAAGATCAAGGTAACGATTCCCACTGAGCAGATGCTGTTCGGAGCGCACGTTAAGCAGTCGTTCCAGAACGGCTCCGAGGGCGCATACCGGGCCGAGTGCCGTCAGCTTCGGTATTTCCAGCTGTTCAACCACCAGAACCCGAACGAGGATTTCTGGCTCCGCGACCAGACGTGGGCCAACTACTTCAGCGCCTGGAAGGGAAACATCGCTCGTGATGAGGTCATGACGAGCTCTCTCGGAGTCCGTCCGGTTCTGGCTATCGGAGGCTGAAGCGTGCGCCCAGAGCTCACTATGACATTGACCATCGTGACAAGCGTACTCGCGTCTAGTGGTCTATGGGCCTTCTTGGATCGCAGGGCGGACAGGAAGGACGCTCGAACACAGCTCCTTCTCGGAATCGCGCACAACCAAATAATGGCTCTCGGGACGGCGTATCTGTCTCGAGGATATATCACCATCGACGAGTACGAGGATCTGCAGAAGTATCTGTATTCCCCGTATTCGTCTTTCGGTGGTAACGGGATGGCCGAGAAGGTCATGAAGGAAGTCCAGGAACTTCCTATACATTTCCCGGAGACTCGCAAACACTACGGACAGGAGAACAAGCATGTCTAACTCCACCTACGACAAGGCCAAGTGGGTTGCTCTCACCCTGCTTCCCGCACTGTCGGCCCTCTACGTCGCTCTCGCCGCCTCGCTCGGTTGGGGTCACGTGGACGCGGTTGTCGGGACCATCGCCGCAGTCGACACCTTCCTCGGCACGCTGCTCGGCATCTCGGCCAAGAACTACACCCCGTCCACCGACGGTGTGCTGCACGTCGACCACGGCAAGCAGGAAGTCTACGCCGCTCTCGAGAAGCCGGCGAAGGACCTTGCCGAGAACAAGACCGTCACCCTGGCGGTGAACGAGGTCGCCTGATCGCGCCCTGAACATGTCCTATAATGAGAACCCCATCTGAAAGGACAACCCGAAATGAACACTCCCGAACACAATGCTGAGAACGCCCTGAAGGACGCTTACGCATTCATCGACGGAATGGACCCCGACGCGGAGGCGTACGCGAATGCGCTCGCCAATATCCGTGAACTGGAAGCCATCTGCTCGAAGCATCGAGACGAAACTCGGCGTGCCGAGAAGCACGAGAGCGAACTCAACAAGCAGCGAGCAGTCAAGCTTCCGTCCCCGGACACGATCGTCACATGCGCGACGTCTCTCGTGTCGGTCCTTCTCGTCGTGAAAGCTGAGAGCATCCTGCCGGTTACCAGCAAGGCACTCGGATTGATCACGAAGGTCCGTATCTGACCGTTCAACGTCCCAGAACTCATATTCGAGCAACTCGCAAGAACATGGGTTCTGGGACTTGGATTCTAAAAATTCCCGGGTGGGCTGCCAGGAATCGCAAACTCAACATGCCACATAATGAGACCCCGACTATTGGAAGGAATACACCATGTCCTACGGCACCAAGCTCAAGGAGATCGCTCTGCACGACTCGCTCGCGGTTTGGTTGTACCTCGACAACCTCGAGAAGACAGCTGATCCCGTGTACGCGAACGCGCTCGAGCGGCTTGCTTACGAGCGGCTTGCTCAGGATCACGTGACCGCCTGAACATATTCACACCTCAACCCCCACGAACCCCGTAACAAGGGTTCTGGGTTTTCCCCCATGACAAGATAGGAGCACACATGGGTTCTGCACTGGTGACGACAGCATCCAAGTGGATTGTCCGGAACCTTCCCGCCATCCTGACAGGTTCCGCCGTAGCTGGTCTTGGCGGAACCGTATACCTGGCCGTCAAGGCTGATCGAGAGGTCCAGGCCATCAAGCGCCGGCAGCGCACGTTCAACGAGAAGGATTGGAAGACCAAGTACAATGTCGCCTACAAGCTCTACGTCCCCGCGGCCCTCGCCGGTGCCGCAACAGCGGCGTCCATCGTGGGTGCCTTTGCGATCGGGAATCGTCGTCAAGCCGCAGCAGCCGCGGCCTACGCGTTCACGAAGGAGTCGTACGACCGCTACCGTGCCACGGCACGACAGGAGATTGGCGACGAGCGGGAACGTGAGCTTGCTACTCAAGCTGCTGAGCGAGTGAAGACTCCGGCTACTACGACGGTCGTGGGATCGGGGGATGTCCTGTTCTACGACGGGCACAGTGGTCGCTATTTCCACTCCACGATCGAGACGGTTCGACAGATCCAGAACAACCTGAACTACCAGCTGCTCAAGGGTGATCTGGTTTCTTTGAATGACTTCTACGCGGCTGTCGGTCTTGAGCCGACTGATCTCGGTCAGCAGCTGGGCTGGAACGAGCCGAATGCAATCGACATTCGTTTCGGATCCACGATCACGGACGACGGAAAGCCCTGCGTTGTCACGGACTTCCTTCTCGAGCCCACGGAGGCTTGGTTCCGGTTCGCGTGACGAACACGGACTATAATGAGAGAAAGGAACCACCATGACAAGTAGAATCTCATCCGTTGCCGGATTTGTCGCTGATGTCACTGCTAGTGCTGCAGCCGACGCGATTCTGATGTCGTTGTGTCCTCCCGCGGGCACCGCCGTTACGGTGATGCGCCACGTGGGAGTTCACGCGATTTCAGCCGCAGTCGGCGCGAGCACGGGCAAGTCGATCAGAGATCAGGTCGAGGAGACGGTCGAGACTATTCGCTCCATGAAACAGTCCTGAACCGGAGAGCTCGGAGCCCTTAACACGGGCTCTGGGTTTCTCAAATCGCAAGTCCAACATGTCCTATAATGAGAACCCATCTATCTGAAAGGAATACTCATGTCTGAGAACACCTCCACCACCGTTGTTGAGAACGAGAGCGAAGACGCTCCCTTCATCACGATTGACTGGACGCAGGCCGTTCCCGCGGCGAAGAAGTTCGCACGCATTGCTGCTCCCGCAGTCACCGGCATCGCGCTGGCTGTGGTGATCCGCAAGGTCGTGAAGAACGCTTCGAAGCAGGACGCCGACGTGGCCGATCTGACCGAGGGCGTTGACGTTCCCGAGATCGACTCGGAGGACAAGAACGAAGACTGACACATCCATCTGACAGACACTCGACCCCATGGGCCCCTAACACGGGCTCATGGGGTATCATTTCACCAAGGAGCATTCTATGATCAAGCAGACCGTGACGGCCGAGGACTTCGACGGAAACTCGCACACCCAGACGCTTTGGTTCCACCTCAACAAGACGGACGTTCTCGCCCTTCAGCGAAAGCTGCCTAGAGGAATCGAGGACACGATCGCCACGCTTGCGAACAAGAAGCGTGAGGACGTCACCGACGAGGATACGTGGACGCTGTACGATTTCTTCAAGCTTCTGATGGATTCCAGCTACGGGCGCAAGTCGGCAGACGGCCTTCACTTCGAGAAGTCGGAGGAGATCCTCCACGAGTTCCAGTCCTCCATCTTCTATGACGAGTGCCTTCTCGGTCTTGTCCAGAAGGAGGAGAAGGCGATTGCGTTCTTCAACGGCATCTTCCCCAAGACGCTGATCGACCAGGCCAAGGCAGAGCACCCCGAGCTCTTCCCCGCTAACTGACTATAAAACGAAAGGAACACACATGTCCAGCAGCGTTCCGATTCGCGGATCCCTTCCTGCGAACAGCAGCCGTAAGCCCGTCGAGCGAGTTACGTCCAAACCGGCCATCGTCAAAGATCGTACAATCCAGCAGAAGGCGAGGGACGCATTTCTCGGCGACGACGTGAAGAGCGTCGGCGACTTCCTCGTCTGGGACGTGGTTGTTCCGGCGGTCAAGAACACGATCTCGGACATGGTGACCACGGGCGTCAATCGTCTGCTCTTCGGAGAGAACCGGACGCCTCTGAGCACTGCCAGGACGGATCACACGTCATATTCTCGAGTCTATCGGGATCGGGGCGACGCCTCGTCCAGGAACCGGGGGTTCGTCAAGCCCGTAGGACAGTATGATTTCTCGAGGATCGTCATCCAGTCCCGCACCGAGGCCGAGGAGGTCCTGAACAACCTTGATCGGACGATCGAGGAGTACGACTTCGCCGCTGTCTCCGACTTCTACGATTACGTCGGTGTCAGCAAGGAGTACACTGACGACCGTTGGGGCTGGCGCGATCTTCGAGGAGCCAGCATCATGCGAGTCGCCGAGGGATACGTTATCAATCTGCCTCGTCCGGAGTCATTGTGAGAAAAGAAGCCCCTAAAGCCATCTCGTGGATCATTGTCGCCGTAGTTGTTCTCTCGGCGCTATGGGTGATGTGGATCTGCCCGGGAATCATCGCCAAGATCATCATCACGGTCGCCGTAATCGCGTCTCTCCTGTCAGCACTAGTGGAGGATTTCAGAAAGTGAAGAACATCGATTGGCTCTTCGTTCTGTTCTGGTTTTTGATTGCTTGCGCATATGGAGCCATCATCGTCGGGGCCCTGATGAACGGCTGGGTTCTGTTCCTGGTCCTCCTGGGGGTTCTGTCCGCTGTGGCTCTCCTTGGTGCAGGGGGCAAGTAATGGGATTCAGCGCATTCTGCATCGTCTCGCTCGTTCTGTTCGTCGCTCTCATGGAATGGACGCTTCGATGAGTGTCTCGATTATCATCTTCGTCATTCTCGTCGGAATTGTTTGGGTCTGCTATGATGACTCCCCCGACTGACTCGGTGGTGGACGATGTCCTCACAGCAACCGTCTCCGCCCTGGCGGTCATCAAGATCGCTGGGGCGGAGCGAGCGCTGGCATTTCAAACGCTGGCGTTCCTACATTATATGTCACCGAGGGTACGGTATTATGCGTCTATCACGAATGCGAGAGGCGCTGATCGGAATCAACCCGGATAGAACGGACTGGGTCAAGACTGTCAACGCCCTCCCTGATTCTAGAATCGTATACTTATATCACTCTTATCGCGAAAGGAATTTCATCAAATGAGTTCATCAATCCTGACCAGGGGCTTCGGTAAAGCCTCTCTGGTTGTTTCCAAGCACGCCCCGGCAGTCCTCACGGCTCTGGGAGTTGCAGCTTTCACCACCAGCACCGCCCTGGCCGTGAAGGAATCCTTCACTCTCACGGGCGAGGTGTATGGCGACCTCCTCGAGATCAGCGAGCTCAAGGAAACTCCCGAGCCGTACGAAAAAGAGGCCCAGCAGGAGCTTGCCGCCAGGCGAGCCAAGACTTACGGGCGCTTTGTTCTCAAGGTTGCCAAGCACTACCGTCCTGCTTTGATCGCGGGCGCTATCGGCACCGTGAGCGTCGTTTCGGCGCACCGTCTGTCCGCCAAGCGCATCGCTGGGCTGACCATGGCGGTTGCGGCTGCCGACGAGTCTCTGCGCAAGTACAAGAGCGCCATCGAGAAGGCTTTCGGCGCCGAAGCAGTCCAGGAGGCCTTGAGCAAGAGTCGAGAGGCGATCCTTTCCGAGGCCGTCAAGGTCGACGAGGACGGCAACGAGAGTGTCGACGACGCGAGTGTCCTCGACCAGTACGGTATGTCGCAGTACGCCGTGGTGTTCGACGAGAACGCCTCCCTGTGGGAGCCGAACGAGGACTTCGACATCATGATGCTGAACGCTCAGGAGAAGTACCTGAACAACAAGCTCATGTGCGATGGTTACGTGCTTCTCAACGACGCGTACACTACTCTGGGTCTGCCCAAGACGTCTGCTGGAGCGGTTGTCGGATGGGTCTACAAGGGCGGTGAGGGAGACGGATACATCTCCTTCGGGGACTTCGAGTCCTGCAATGTCCGCCACTACGACGCCGCCAGGGGTCGTGAAGTTACTGATTTCTTCCTGGATTTCAACGTCGATGGCGTTATCTGGGACAAGATCGATGAGGTTTCCGTCCGATGAATACTAAAATTGCTATTGTCGCTGCCGCCGCGCTCGGGGCTGTCGCGGGCTTCGGCCTGGGATATTCTCTGGCGCGGCGCAATGCCGCCCAGGAGAAAGATGAGCTTCAGAGCTCCCTCGAAGCAGCGCACAAGGACGTTGAGGTTTATGCGCAGCACGCGACCGAGTCCGCCAAGACCGTCGAGAAGCTCGAGGAGAAGAGCAAGCGGCTCGAGTACGAAAACGGGCGTATGTCCTACCAGGTCCAGCAGATGAACGAGGCGAAGCGCATTCGCAAGCTCGTTGAAGAGGACTACGCCAAGAATCCCGACATCATCGACGAGCCGGTCGACATGGAGCACTCGAGCCAGGAGGCTTACGAGGCTGTTCCTGAGAGTAAGCGCATGGAGGTCCGGTACTACACCGTCGACGACGTCCTCTGTGATTCGAACAACGTCGTGATCGAGGACGTCAACGGGTGGATCGGAGAGATGGGCGTCCAGAGCACTTTGGGGTATCTCACCACCTTCTATGTCTACAATACCCACAAGGACCTGCAGATGAAGCTCGAGATCGTCGAGGATTCATACGAGCAGGATGTTCTTAGGAATATCGACGAATGAGCACTCTTGAGGATCTTGAGAAGGAGCGGCAGGAGGATCGTTATTTCGCCGTCCTCTACGACATTGTGGCCGCGGATCGCGAGGACATTACAGACCTGTCCTACAGGATGCTTCTGGGTGTCCTGGACGGAGTGGAGTTCAGGGACACCCGCGGTATAGACGGTAATCGAATTCACGACGCGCAGGAGCTTCGCGCTGATCTGATCGCCGACATGGGATTGGATCACACGGTCGTACGTCCGTTCATGAACGTGTCCATGCTCGAGGTAATGGTCGCCATCGCCGAGCGCCTCGGACAGATCACGGGCGACGATGACACCGCGTTCTGGTTCTGGGAGATGGTTTCAAATTTGGTCCTTGACGGAATCGATGACGTCGAGTTCTGGTCGGACCCGGAGAGTTACGAAGCCGAGATTCTCGATCGTGCCGACGATGTTATCAATATTAACTACGACCGAGATGGTCTAGGCGGCCTATTCCTTCTCAGAGAGGGGGTGGCGCCTCAGGATATGCGAGACACCGAGCTGTGGTACCAGATGCAGTACTACGCGAACGAGGTGTCCCCCTTGTAAGGAGAACGCATGAGCTTTTTCAAAGTGACGGAGTACGAGGACCATAAGACCAAGGTCCGCAAAGTCCGTCCGTCATATCGCAACACGCGTCCCGACGACCTGATCATTCGCGGAGGCGCTTTCTATGCGGTATATTTGCCCGAAAAAGGGTTGTGGTCCACCGAGGAATTCGATCTCGTGCATCTAGTCGACAAGACGCTCGAGTCGTATTCCTCGGAGCACGGAGATCCGAAGGTGATGAAGCTCGAGGACCAGGATAGCGGGCAGTACAAATTGTTCAAGTCCTGGTTGCGCAACATGCCGGACAACCCCCGTGCTATGGACCGCAATATCCTATTCCGTTCCTCTCCCAAGCGCAAGGAGGACTACGCCACCAAGCGTCTGTCTTACGATCCTGTCAAGGGCGACTGCAGCGCCTATGACAGGCTCATGGGGACACTCTTCGAACCTCCGGAGAGGCAGAAGCTGGAGTGGGCTACTGGCTCGATCCTTGCGGGAGACAGCAAGAAGATTCAGAAATTCTTCGTGGTGTACGGACGAGGAGGGGTCGGTAAGTCCACGTTCTTCAGAATTCTTAACATGCTGTTCGAGGACTACGTGGGAACATTTCAGGCGAAAGCCCTCGGGCAGGCGCAGAACCGTTTCGCTCTCGAACCTCTCAAGTCGAATCCGTTGTTGGCGATCGACGACGACGGCGACTTGAGCAAGATCGAGGATAACACCCGCCTCAATCAGATCGTCTCTCACGAGAGGCAGATCATGGATGAGAAAGGGAAAGGCCTGTACGAGATCGCGTTCGACACCATGCTCTTCATCGGAACGAACTCGCCGGTGAAGATCACGGATGCGAAATCCGGGGTTATTCGCCGCCTGATCGACGTACGACCTTCAGGGTACCGTCTACCAAGAAGCCAGTACGAGCTTTGCATGCAGGGGATATCCGAGACAATCCCCCATATAGCCGCGCACTGCCTCGAGGTGTATCGAGCTTTGGGTCCGTGGGCGTACGACGCTTACGAGCCCATTGCCATGCGAAGTAGGACCGAGCCGTTATTCAACTTCGTTCTTGAAATGGAGGACGAGCTGGACCAAGCGGACGGAATAACACTTAAGCGGGCGTATTCGCTGTACAAGCAGTACTGCGACATGGCGAACATCGAGTACAAGATGCCGATGTATGTATTCCGCGAATCGTTGAAGGACTTCTACGATACGTTCAAAGATCGAGATCAACGAAGCGGAATGAATCGACGATCGGTGTACTACGGGCTCGACCATGATTCCCTTCGAGACAAGGACGGAATTGTTCAGGAAAAACCTGAAACGTGGTTGAAACTGGATAGTACGGACTCGTATCTCGACGAGAGGTATGCGGATAGACCAGCGCAGTACGCCACCCCGGACGGCCATCCTGGAAAGCCCTGGGACGACGTCACCAAAACTCTGAAGGAACTCGACACAAGGAGCGAGCATTTTGTCCGTCCACCGGTCAACGAGATCGTCATCGATTTCGATCTCTCTGAAGGGGGATCCAAATCTCTTGAGCTCAATATTGCAGCCGCAGCTCAGTGGCCTCCTACATACGCTGAGCTCTCACGAAGCGGAGGAGGTATCCACCTCCATTACGTTTACGATGGAGACACCGACAGACTCCGCAATTTCGTTGAAGACGGAATCGAGTGCAAAGTCTATCGAGGAAAGTCGGCACTCCGCAGGCGTCTCACAAAATGCGGCGGACGACCGACTCTTGCGCGACTTTCCGAAGGGGACCTCCCTCTCAAGGACGAACCTGTGATCTCGGACACCCGTATGAAGAGCGAGAAGGCCCTGCGCCAACTCGTTCTGCGCAACCTTCGTAAAGAGATACATCCCGGAACCAAGCCGAGCGTGGATTTCATTCGCAAGATCCTGGATGATGCGTATTCGTCGGACTTGTCGTATGATATCTCGGACATGCGAAACCAGGTTATGGCGTTCGCAGCATCCAGCACCCATCACGGAGCGTACTGCCTCGAGCAGGTGGCGAGGATGCACTTCCAGTCCGAGAATGACGAGGAATCCGAGAGCCCTCCGGTATCGGACGGAGACCTCATTTTCTTCGACTGCGAGGTCTTCCCCAATCTTTTCCTCCTCAACTGGAAGGTCCAGGGGAACGAGAAGGTGGTCCGTATGATCAATCCGGACCCGGAGGAAGTCGAAGAGCTATGCCGGAATCGTCTTGTCGGCTTCAACAACCGCAGGTACGACAATCACATCCTCTACGCACGAATCATCGGCTATTCGAACTACGAGCTCTACAAGCTCTCGAAGAGGATCATCGAGTCCCACGTCAAGGCCGGATTCGTCGAGGCGTACAATCTCTCCTACACGGATGTATACGACTTCGCGGCGAAGAAGCAGTCCTTGAAGAAGTGGGAGATCGAGCTCGGTCTCAAGCACGATGAGCTCGGTTTCGATTGGGACGAACCGGTGCCTGAGGAGCACTGGGCACGCGTGAGCGAGTACTGCGATAACGATGTCATATCCACGGAGAAGGTGTTCGAGCACCTCCACGAGGATTGGGTCGCACGTCAGGTTCTCGCCAAGGTGGCCGGGCTTACGCCGAATCACTCGACTAACGCCCTGACAACCCGAATCATTTTCGGCAAGGAGAAGCATCCGCAGCTGGTCTACACGGACTTGAGCGAGATGTTCCCCGGATACAAGTACGAATACGGAAAGTCCACGTACAAGGGCGTGGAAGTCGGCGAAGGAGGTTACGTCTATGCTGAGCCTGGTATTCATCATGATGTTGCTCTTCTGGATGTTGCATCACTACATCCTACGTCCATTGAGCAACTCAATCTGTTCGGCGAGTACACGTCGCGCTTTTCGGAGATCAAGATGGCTAGGATCGCCGTCAAACATGGCGATACGGCATCCGCTGCTAGTCTTCTTGGGGGTGCTCTTGGTCCGTACCTGGGATCGAAAGAGGAGCTCTCAGCCCTAGCCTATGCCCTCAAGATCGCCATTAACAGCGTCTACGGACTCACGGCTGCCAAGTTCGACAATCCCTTTCGGGACCCCCGTAACGTCGACAACATCGTCGCGAAACGCGGGGCCCTATTCATGGTCGATCTGAAGGAGGCTGTGCAGGAGCGAGGATTGACGGTCGCGCATATCAAAACCGATTCGATCAAGATTCCCAACGCAACCCCCGACGACATCCAGTTCGTCATGGACTTCGGCAAGAAGTACGGATACGATTTCGAGCATGAGGCAACATACGATCGTATGTGCCTTGTGAACGATGCGGTGTACATCGCGCATGACGAATCGGGATGGCACGCAACCGGCAAGCAATTCCAGGAGCCATATGTCTACAAGAAGCTGTTCGCCAGAGAGCCCATCGAGTTCGCCGACTATGTCCAGGCCAAGTCGGTCACAAGCCGGATGTATCTCGCACCCGATAGTGACAACGTCGTGCCTGAAGGTCTCAAATTCATTGGTCGTGTGGGAACGTTCGTTCCGGTCATCGAAGGAGGCGGAAGACTTCTACGAGAAACGCGAAGGAAAGACCATGACGGCCAAGACGTCATATCTTACGGAGCAGTCGCTGGCACCAAAGGATACCTCTGGATGGAGTCAGGGGACGCTCTTCTGACCGGGGCGCGGATCGACCAGCGATATTATGACAAGTTGGCCGAGGATGCCTTGGATCAGATTCGAAAGTACGGCGACGAAGAGATCTTCCGAGCCGTCTGACATTCGGCAGTGGGGTCTTCGTCGCGAGCTCGACAAGGCTTATAATGGAGACCCCACTATCGAAAGGAAAGACCATGAACAAGAAGCTCGTCAAGATCGCTGTTGCTGCGGTTGTCGCCGGTGCCGTCACAGGCATCTGCCAGGCCGCGTACGACGCGAAGGACAACGAGACCGATCAGGAGAAGTGACTCCGAATCCGTATCCGTGAACAACGGGTATGGATTATCGTTTTCGGAAGAGAGGAACACATGGAGACTTTCACACGACGTCTGGATGCTGAGGAGGCGGCTATTCTGCAGGATCATGTTCTCGGTCTTCTACCCACGACGAAGGAGACGCATCTCGGCATTCTAACCGCCCTTGACGAGGAGATTCCAGAGGTCCACAGCGACTACGAGGACACCATGCTCACCGTGATGCGCAAGGAGATCTCGCGCATCACCGATTGGCTCGAGAACTACTGATAGGAGAACGCACCATGGCCAACTACATCATTCGCAACGCACGCCTTCTGTTCCGAAACTTCTCGGGGGCTCCGAACAAGTTCGGCAACACGGACAGGACGTTCTGCGTTATTCTGCCCCCCGACAAGGAGCGAGCGTTCCGGGAGGAGGGGTTCAACGTCAAGACTCTCAAACCTCGCGACGAGGAGGAGGAGCCTACACCTTTCATCCAGGTCAAAGTTCGTTACGGGTATCGTCCGCCCAAGGTCACGCTGATCGCCGGTGGCGCGAGGACCTCCTTGACCGAGGACACGATCGGTCAGCTGGACTTCGCGGACATCGAGCAGGCCGACTTGAGCGTTCGTCCTTACCACGGTCGGACTCGAGCCGGCATTGAGTTCTGCACGGCATACCTCGACAAGGCGTATATCACGATCGCCACGGACGAGCTCGATGCCGTTTACAACCCGCCCGCTCCCGAGGAAGAGGAGCCTCCGGAGGAGTGGCGCTGATGACGGACACCGCATGGACGAAAGGTGGGGAGCTGAGATGATCTGCAATAAGGACGCCGGAAACGGTAAGCCTTTCTGGACGGCGATCACGGCCGCCCGGGTTATTCTGCCGAATGGAGCGGAGGCTGAGCGAACGAGCTATGAGCCGACGGGCTGGTGGCTCCTAAACTCGGATGACGAATACTGGCTATACACCGCCGAAGAAATCGGTCGTGTCGTTTTCACTCCTGGCTCTCGGATGATAGCATATCCTGTGGGGCAGCCCTATGCGATATGCGACAAGTCGGAGTACGAGTACGAGCTCGAGAACGATGTCCTCATCATCAAGGAGCGTCTCGATCGTACTGCGAACTCGGATAACGTCTCGCATCCGCCGCATTACGCCAATGGCTGGGGTAACGGTGCTGAAGTGATCGACCTCGCCGAGCATCTCTCGTTCTGCTCGGGCAACGTCGTGAAGTACGTCTGCCGTGCGGGACGCAAGGATCCTGACAAGTACATCGAGGATCTGGAGAAGGCTCGGTGGTATCTCGATCGAGAGATCGCAAGAGCCAAGGAGCACTGATGCGGTACCCCTCAACCAAGAACCTCGACGGTTACTATCAGACTCGAGCGGGGGCAATCGTGAAGGCCAAGAAGCGTAACGGCATGTGGACCGTGCACATCGGATCTCGCGATGTCGTGATCATCAGCGATGACGCGTTCTACTCGCTGTTCTCTGGCATCATCTGAGACGGCATTCGAACCCGGGGGGTCCTCTGGAGACATTGGGCCCCCGGGTTCGCGCAACAGAACACTTTTTGTATTACTACAAAGATTGGAACACATAATGACTTACGACGAAATTCTCGAGCGGGTCCAGTACTCGATATCGCAGGCCCAGCGAATGAGCTCGTATTGGTCGGCTACCATCAACACCGCTCATTTCACGCACGACGTGATCTCGAAGATGGCTCGAGACTCCATGGAGTGCAAAAACCACATTCGAGCCCTCGACAGCCTCGAGGAGGATGCTCAGAACCTTCCGCTTCTCGTGGAGGACACCGACGTCTCGGACATTCTAGCACTCGTGTTCCAGACCAGGGATGTCTGGAGCTCCATTCGCACCACGTTGAAGCAGACCCTGAGGGAGACGATCTGAGATGGACCGCATTCGCGTTATCGTCGAGTGGACTCGCATCACCGCCCGTTTCTGGAGGCTGTACGTCGATCCCTGGAACGAGGACCAGACGTTTCTGCGTAACGACTATCGCACGGCCCACGCGTATCTCGAGGAGTTTAAGTCGCTCCCCGTTACTCCGGCTCTGATCACCGCTCAGGAGGAGCTCCAGACGCTTCTCCACAATCTCGATTGGAAGGTCTCATGATTCTCCGAACCCGTGTCAAGGATGCGCCCGACATCGTGGACGAGATCACTGGGCCCGTGACCGTCCTGGACGGCGAGTGGTGCATCCCGGTGACGTATCCGAACATGTTCCTCGAAGGGGACATTATAGAGGACGTGGTCCACTACAGCGACAAGCGATGGACCATCACGGAGACCGAGGACGAGATCGAAGCCGTCTGGAAGCACGATCGTACGGAAGAAGCACGCTGATGAGGACTATCGTATTTCACTTGACTCACACGGATCGCAACGGTAACTTGCACACCGAGACTCGGCACTGGCAGGAGCGCGAGCACAGCGTTCAGAAGCTCCTGGACATCATGCTCCGCAAATACCGTCTGCATCGCCCTCGCCTGGTCAACAAGCGGTATGAGCTCGACCGCACCGTCTATCATTACCACGCGGAGCTCTCGGATGAATGAGAGGTGGCTCGAGTCCACGTACTACGAGAACACCGAGGTGAGCGATCTCGGAAACATTCGACGGACCTCGGACAAGACTCCTCGTGAACACCCGATGCGAATTCGCAATCGTGCCACGACCGCCGAGCCCTGCGTGACGCTGCACCCCATCGGCATCCGGACTCCCGCTGGAGGCAAAGCCTGGCGCACGGTCCCCCTGCGACGAATCGTGTGGGAGGCATTCCACGGTGAGAAGCTTCCGCGCGGCAAGTTCGTCAAATCCTTGAACGGGAACGTCGAGGACTGCCGTCTGTCGAATCTCTTTGTCACGTCGCCCCACGAGGTAAAGCGAGCCAAGCTCGAGCCTTGGACCATGACTGAGGACTATCGGCAATGCTACGAATGGCCCACCCATTGCGTGAGTCTTGACGGTGTGGTACGTAAGATCTCTGACGGGTTCAGATACAAGTGGGGGACCACCGGTCAGAATCGAAAGACACCTTATGTCACTCTGTGCAAGGGGGGGACACGGGTACACGTCGGCGTTGCCAGACTCATGGCGGACGCCTGGATCCGTCCACTGGATAAAGGAGAGCGGGTTGTCCTGGATGATCCCGACGGCCCCATAACCCTTGAGAACATCCGGATCATGAATCTCAACGATGCCATGATCTACACGCGAGGAATAGGCCTCGCCAAAGCAATGGGGTACTCGGCGGCGAGTTTCGAGAAGACCCCTGAGAAGCGCAAGTACGAAGCAGCTAAGGCGATTGGAGCAGTCAGTGAGTGGGACGAATACATTTTCGGTTGACGAGTACCTGAGCGGGGCGATCGACGAGACGGTCATCGTGCACCGTCCGACCGGGCGCCTGTGCTGGGACCACGTCACCTGGAGTTGGGGGTGGTGCTCGGATCTTGAACGGTACGTCTTGACGATCTGGGACGCGAAAGGCATCTCTGTTATCGGGACGCAGCTATTCGAGAAGGGGAAGCACGTCTTCGAGCGCTACACCGATCCCTCAGTGATCGTGACGGCGATTTGAGCGGTCACGTTTGGGCTCCCGTGGGTGATGGGGGCCGCGTCGAGGTATCGGTGGACGGTGTCTGTCGCACTCGGAATGAGCGATACTACTACCGGACCTTCGAGAAGGACAACGGGTATCTGGTTGTCAATCTTCCCACCTTGAGCGGGAGTAGGACGTACTACTTGCACCGCGTGGTCTGGGAGGCGTTCAGAGGACCCCTGAGCCCTGATGAACACATATACCACATCAACGGCGACAAGCGGGATAATCGCCTGGAAAACCTCGCCGTGCGCTCCCGTTCAGATGGCGTGCGGCAATCCTGGGCCAATCGGAAGGAGGCTTGGACGCAGATGGCTCTTGAACTGGACTCATGGGCGTGATGCTCTGGAGTCACCAGCAAGAGGCCTTGCAGAAGATGACCGACGGGTGCATCCTGAAGGGCGGAGTGGGTTCCGGGAAGTCCCTCACGGCTCTGGCGTATATCGTCGAGTCGTATGAGACCCCCCGGTCCACTTCGCCCTCCGGGGCACCCACCATGGTTTATATAATTTGCACGGCCAAGAAGAGGAATGACCGCGAATGGCACAATGAGGTCGTTCGTATGGGTCTTGAGGAGAGGGGGTATAGTGTCGTCATAGACTCCTGGAACAACATAGCCAAGTACAAGGGCGTGAGGAAGGCGTTCTTCATCTTCGACGAGGCTCGTGGAGGCGGTCAGGGGGCTTGGGGGAGGGCGTTCATCAAGATAGCCCGCCAGAACCGTTGGATCCTCCTGAGCGCTACGCCCGGGGACGATTGGATGGACTATCTCAACGTGTTTCTCGCGCACGGTTTCTACCGCAATAAGACCGATTTCGTAGAGCAGCACGTCGAGTGGGACCGGTTCGCGAAGTACCCGAAGGTAAAACGTTGGCACAACCAGAGCAAACTCCAGGGTTTCAAGCGTATAGTGACCGTTTCGATGCCCGATAAGCGCCACACGCGCCGAATCGTGGAGTGGGTGGATGTACCTTATGACAAAACGGCGTTCAAGGCCTTGATGAGGGACCGGTTCGATCCTTGGAAGATGGAGCCCATCGAGGATGCCGGAGCCCTGTGCTATGCGGCTAGGCGCATGGTGAACGACAACGAGGCTCGCATGGAACGCGTGAGAGCCATTCTGAGGCGTTTTAAGCGGGCGATCGTATTCTACTCCTTCGACTACGAGTTAGAGCTTCTACGTGGCTTACACGGCCTCTCAGGGGTATCTGTGAGGGAGTACAACGGTCACAAGCACGAATCCTTGCCGGAGGGGGAGTCGTGGGCGTACTTGGTGAACTACGCCTCGGGTGCCGAGGGGTGGAATTGCGTGACTACGGACTGCATGATCTTCTTCAGTCTGTCGTATTCCTGGCGCCAGACGCAGCAGTGTATGGGACGGATCGACCGTATGAACACCCCGTACACGAACTTGAGGTACTGGTTTCTATACACGCGAAGTGACATAGATCTCGCTATCCGACGTGCTCAGGGTCGAAAGGAGGTGTTTAACGAGCAATCTTGGGCCCTTGGCCGGGCCTGAGCAGCCGAACGTCAAATGACTGCTAGCCCCCCAGTAGCAAAAAACAAAACGGCTGCCGAGGGCTAGCAGTCGTCGCTCGACACGGTCGTCCGACAGTTTTTGGCCTCCTAGTCAAATCCGTGACTCTGTTTTCAGATTTGGCTGGGGGACTTTTCGTTGGAATCTCGCGGTTTTGTACCCTGTATAAGCCATATCCTTACTTCTTACTACTTAGAAAATAAATAATAAAAAAGAGAGAGAAATATAGAGATTTATAGCGGTATAGAGAAACACCCTGTTTTGGCTATAATCGTTTACTCCTGTCACACCAGTCACAAATAGTCACACCAGTTACAGGCTACGCCACAGTTTTAACACCAGTAACATCTGTAACATATTTTGGTCTTACGCGATTCGACCCGCCCGATCCAAGATCTTCCATACCCACCATATCGCCTACTCAACATGCATTATAATGAAGGAGGATCATCTCCTATCGATTTTGCTGGAGTCACCATGCTCGAACGAGACTTCCAGGCCAAGCTCATCAAGGAGATCAAGAACCGGCTTCCGGGCAGTATGGTTTTGAAGAACGACCCGAACTACAAGCAGGGTGTTCCTGATCTCCTCGTTCTCCATCGAGACCGATGGGCCGCCCTCGAGGTGAAGGCCTCCCCCAAGGCCAAGCACCGTCCGAATCAGGATTGGTACGTATCCAAGATGGACGACATGTCCTACGCCGCGTTCATCGATCCGTCCAACAAGGAGCGCATTCTAGATGAAGTTCAACGATCACTCGAGGCTTGAGGGCGCACACGCATTTCTGAGCGCCAGCAAGTATCACTGGGTGAACTACGACGATGCCAAGTTGATCGAGTCCTACCGCACGGCCCAGGCCGCAGCTATCGGAACTCGCCTCCACGCAATGGCCGCCGAGCACATTCGTCTCGGTATGCGCATGCCCCGCAACAAGGTGACGTTCAACGCCTACGTGAACGACGCCATCGGGTATCGCATGACCCCCGAGCAAGTTCTTTACTATTCCCCGAATGTCTACGGGACTGCCGACGCCATCCGCTTCTACGAGAATTCCCGATTTCTCAGGATCCACGATCTGAAGACGGGAACGACTCACGTCAGCATGACCCAGCTCAAGATCTATGCGGCGATCTTCTGCCTGGAGTACGACGTCCGACCTGGTGATATTTCGGCAGAGCTGCGGATCTACCAGAACGACGAGGTGATGATCGAAGAGCCCGATGTTGACGAGCTCGGGCATATCATCGACAAGATCGTTCATTTCAATAAGCTTATCGAAGACATCAAGCTCGAAGATGCCTGAGGGCTAGAGCAGGAGGTTCAATGCTTCCGGACGATATTCTCGTTCACTACGGTACCCCCCGCCATTCGGGACGGTACCCCTGGGGTTCGGGCAAGGATCCCTACCAGAGCGCTAAAGGCTTCTTCGCAGAGAGACAGCGCCTTCGCGACCAGGGTTTGAGCGACACCGAGATTGCTCGAGGCTGGGGGATGTCCACAACCGAGTTCCGAGCCATCGGAATGCACCTCGGCGAGGAGAAGCGGGCGGGAGACATTTCACGAGCCGTCCGCATGAAGCAGGCCGGACTTCCGAACACGGTCATCGCCGAGAAGATGGGGATCAATGAATCCTCGGTTCGCAACCTTCTTTCCAAGGACACTCGCGAGACTAAGTCCAACGTCGGTAAGACTGCCGACATCCTGGCGGAGCAGGCCGACAAGCACAAGTACATCGAGTACGGCGCCGGAGTTGAGCTCAACATGGGATGCTCGGACGCAACACTTCGTACGGCGGTGGAGGTTCTCAAGCAGCGCGGGTACGTCACCAACGAGGTCTACATCAAGCAGGCCGGGAGTGATAAGTTCACCACGCTCAAGGTCCTCTCGCCTCCCGGAACGAAGCGCTCCGACCTGATGGCCAACCGCGACAAGATCCGGACGCCGGGAGTCGCCGCGGACCTGGATGGTGCATTCACCACCGGGATCAAGAAACCTTCGTCCATTTCGTCCAAGCGGGTCAAAGTTCGCTACGACGAGGACGGAGGCACGGACATGGACGGCGTCATTCAGATTCGCCGCGGCGTGAAAGACCTCTCGCTCGGCAACAGCACCTACGCTCAGGTTCGAATTGCCGTGGACGGTACCCATTACCTCAAAGGCATGGCCATGTACAGCGATGACATGCCTAAAGGGGTGGACGTCGTCTTCAACACGAACAAGAAGAAGGGCACCCCGAAGCTCGGCCCCAAGGATAACACCGTCCTGAAGCCGATGAAAAAGGATCCCGACAATCCTTTCGGGGCCACCATCCGCAAGCAGCTGTACTTCAAGGGCAAGGACGGCAAGCAGAAGCTGTCGGCGATCAATATCGTCAACGACGAGGGAACCTGGGACAAGTGGAGTCAGTCTCTCGCTTCCCAGTTCCTCTCGAAGCAGTCCCCCCTCATCGCCAAGAAGCAGCTCGCCAAAGTGCGGGAGTCGAAGCAGAGGCAGTACGACGACATCATGAAGCTGACGAACCCGAGCCTTCGGAAGAAGCTGCTCATTTCGTTGGCCGATGATTGCGACTCGGCGTCTGTCCACCTCAAGGCCAAGGCCCTCCCGGGTCAGAGCTCGCAGGTTATTCTTCCTCTCCCTCACATGAAGAAGAACGAGATCTACGCTCCAAACTACAGAGACGGCGAGATTGTATCGCTCGTTCGTTATCCGCATGGCGGTACGTTTGAGATCCCCCAGCTCGTCGTCAACAACCGCAACAAGAAGGCTCGCCGCGTCCTCGGCCAGGTGACCGACGCTGTCGGCATTCACCCCAGCGTTGCGGAGAGACTCAGTGGTGCCGACTTCGACGGAGATAGCGTGGTGGTCATTCCGCATCGCGGCAAGACCCGGATCAAAGCCACCAAGCCATTGAAAGGGCTGGAGGGCTTCGATCCGAAACGGGCGTACCCGAAGTACAACGGGATGAAAGTCATGTCCGATACCCAGACTCAGATGGGGAAGATCAGTAATCTTATCACCGACATGACCATCAAAGGCGCCAGCGAGCAGGAGTTGGCCCGGGCTGTTCGCCACTCCATGGTCGTTATCGACGCGGAGAAGCACCAACTCAACTATAAGCAGTCCGAGCGCGACAACGGTATCGCCGCTCTCAAGAAGAAGTACCAGTCCGGCGGAGCATCCACACTCATTTCTAGGGCGGGCGGCGAGAAGCGCATACCCAAGCGCAAGCCCCGCTCTGCTCGAGAGGGTGGGGGCATTGATCCGAAGACCGGGAAGAAGGTGCTGGTCGAAACGGGTGAGAGCTATATTGATTCCCGGGGCAAGAAGGTGCTTCGCACTGAGAAAACCCCCCTTATGGCTCTGACTGATGACGCATACTCGTTGTCCTCCGGGACCCGGATGGAGAACCTGTATGCTGAGCACGCCAACTCGCTCAAGGCCCTGGCCAACAAAGCGAGGAAGGAAGCCGTGTCGCAGCCCAAGGTCAAGAAGAACCCCCAGGCTGCCCGGCGTTATTCTCGAGAGGTGGCCGAACTCAAGGCCCAGATCAATGTGGCCCGTAAAGCGAAGCCTCTGGAGAGACAGGCCCAGGTTATTGCTAACGGCGTGGTCGATGCCAAGGTACGTTCAAATCCCGACATGTCTTATAAGGACCGGGCCAAAGTAACGGCCATGGCATTAAAGACCGCCCGTCAAAGACTGGGGTACGATAGAAACGCCACCCGTATCCGCCCCACCCCCCTCCAGTACCGGGCCATCCAGGAGGGTGCTGTGTCGCAGTCAATGATTGATCAAATTCTCGAAAGCGCAGATTTGGATCACCTCAAATCTTTGGCTATGCCCAAGCAGACCCAGCCCCTCACAAGGCGCCAGGCGAATCGCATTTCTATTTACAGGAAGAACGGTTCGACCGTCGCCGAGATCGCCGATGCCCTGGGCATCAGTCCTGCTAGAGTTCGAGAGTATCTTTCGGGTACTGCTACAGTGGTCTAGCCACAGGACTCTGCATACGAAGCTTCTCTGAGCTTGCGTTCCGTTGTTTCCTGATCCTGCAGAGAAGCTCACTCAGGCCTTCTCTCTATACATGGTCTCTGAGAAGGCCTTCTGCACAGGGCCTCTATGGCGGCTCCTACACAAGGGGTTCTCCGTAGGGGCCCTGTGCACACCTGCCCATACACACTAATACAGCAGAGGTGGTGCACCCATACCATGCAGGCTGCTAGGATTACTACACTGGACAACCCTTACGATCCATTCGATTCGTTCTGCCAATGGTATGAGTGGGACGAGGCACATGGGTACCACACCACCTCCTACCTGGGTAGGGTGGCATGGACTAGTGACGAACTGTCTGAAGCTGATGAAGTTCTTGCAACGAATCAAGCGATCGACGAGATCATCGAGCTCGACTTGACAGGAAACTACAAAAAGGTCGAATCGAGAGAAAGCTGAAAGTTCGAATATTTATATTTCTATTTTCGGCCAAACGGGGGGAGAGGGTTCGCGCAATCGACACCCCCTGGGCTT